GTTGGCGACATCTTTGAGCCACGCCCGGTACTGTTTCTCATCATGACCGTTATTGACGTTTGTCACGTCCTTGAGCAGACATGTTTTTACATTTCTCACCATACGCCAAACTCCATTACAGTACAATGGCTTTGTCTGGCAAAACTCTATGTGCTCGAATTCATAAACAGGTTTTTCGCGCACAATCTTAAATCCAAACTCTGAGAAATACTGCTCAAGGCCACTCAATTTAGTTAAGTTACGACGGTCAAGAATCAACAGGCAATCGTCACCATTATTAACAAACTCAACTGGTATGCCAACAGAATCTATATAAGCTTTGCTCATCGCACACATGATAAACTTATTGCCTAGAGATGTGTTCATATCTCCTGACATGCGAGAGCCTTTCTTATAATAGCTAAACCAACCGTCACTCGCTTTGGCAAAACCTCGATTCCTAATCTGCCAGCTAAGCAATTGCATAAGAAACTTATCTTTGCCAAAGATGTTTGTATACAAGCCGTGCTCAAACTTGAGTGCTGTTGCAGACACATGTTGGTCGAACCTGCTAGCATCCATTCCAACACAAACTGGCTGTGAAAACCGATTCCATTTTGTGTGTAAAACACCTGCCAGTTCAGTGGAGTTATAACTACTCATAATGGTGGGCGATCCAAAAGCTTCATCAATAGCTCGATACACTTTCTTCTCAATAGGTAGTAGATACCTCCCCAGCTCAACGTTATATCGAGGGTTGCGTGGTTGTATAACACGTGGAGCGGGGTCTGGTTTCTTACTCCAGTTGACTTTTTCGGCCTTAATGAAGGTGCTCAGTGTGGCATCTCGGGGTCGGACTGGTTTTAACATCAGCCCGGCAGCGGCATTAGCATATATTGTATGCCGGCGTCCTGAGTAGTATCCTACGAATTGATCATAGGTCACCCGGGATTGGCGTCCAACGGCCTTTGCTACTGTTCGCAGAAAAGATCCACACCGCCGATCGAATATTGTATTGTCTACAGGTGTAAGACATGGCGTGCAATTGCGATCGGTATATAACACTCGTTCGCCAACTCCGCGAATAAGGTTGCGAATAGAGTGGTTATGGGTCACCATCCTATCCCCGCAAATGTACTGACCCATAGTTAAGTACTTGCGAGGTTTGGGCACCCCAGAATATGTGGGAAGGATACCTGGGTAAACACCTGGAGTTGTGTCTACCCCTTCCCCTTTCTGTGGGCCCCATCAGTTGATGGAGTTTCGCAGCCCAAACCAGGCTGCCAAACTCTTCATCTGATGAACCGTTGAGCTCATGGATATTGCGGCTGTTCTAAGCTCATCGTTTGTAGGTACAAAGACCATAGCCGTCGCAAAATCCACATTCTCAACGATATGTCGTGCCAAAACACCATGATCAACACAAGCATCATACAAAAATTTTCTCACACATAAGCGATTGGCTTCAGTATTAGAAAGCTTCCCGAATTTTGCCTTTCCAATTCGTACCAAATAAGCTCTGAAGGGAGCCTTCTGTTTACGGGAAACCTTGCGCCTCTGTGCAATTGTATTGTCCATGATATCAACAGAAGTTGGTGTGGTGACCTCAGCTACATCATCAATTCCATATTTCGCCTGTGAATCCAACTCCTGAAGTACATCTTTTACGTCCTGGTCAACCTGTGATACTAT